CAAGCATCCTGGACGAAGGCGGCGCGATCCATAACCCGGAGCACCTGCATCTGCTGGATGCGGACCTTGAGTTCCTCTGGGCCTCTCAGGCATTCGCGAAGCAGGGCCGGACGGTTCTTGGCCAATGCGAGCAAGTCGCCTTCCGTGCAGGGGGGTGGCAAAAGGCGCGCCAGGAGCAGCAGTTCTACGAATGGTTTGGTCGAGTACCGAAGTTCGTCATCACCCTGGCGGCCGACTATTGCGCGCAGTGCAGCGATTTGGAATTTTGCGCCCTGGTGGAGCACGAGTTGTGCCACATAGCCCATGAGCTAGACGAATTCGGCGCGCCAAAGTTTGGCGAGGATGGCCGGCCCAAGCTAAGGCTGCGCGGCCATGACGTCGAAGAGTTTGTTTCGGTGGTTCGTCGGTACGGGGCATCCGTTGATGTCCGCAGACTGGTTGAAGCAGCGAAAGGCCCCGCCGAAGTAGGCGCGGTCAACATTGCCCATGCATGCGGGACCTGCTTGAAGATCGCCGCCTAATTTGTACCCACACCCTACGGAATCGTATATATGGCAAAGCTCAATGAGGCGGAGCAGCGCTTCATTGTGCAAGCGCTCGCCTGCTACGACACCCCGACCCAGGTCGCGGACGCGGTAAAGGAAGAATTCGGCCTAGAGGTCACGCGCCAACAGGTGGCGGCATATGACCCCACCAAAGTTACGAGCAAGGCCCTGGCCAAGAAGTGGCGCGACCTGTTCGCCTCAACCCGAGAGCGCTTTCGCAAGGAAGTCGCAGAGATTCCCATCGCTGACCAAGCCTACCGCCTGCGTCAACTGCACCGGATGGCTCAAGAGGCAATGAGGCGCAAGAACATCGTTCTCGCCGCGTCATTGCTGGAGCAGGCTGCGAAAGAGCAGGGCGGGATGTTCACGAATAGGCGCGAGGTCAGCGGCCCCAATGGCGGACCAATACCTACGATGCCCACGACGATCGAGCTGGTAGCGCCCAATGTCCGACAGAGCGAGGATTGAGCTACCGCCGAAGCTGATTCCAGTTTTCAGCGGTCAGGCCCGGTACAGGGGCGCGCATGGTGGGCGGGGATCTGGCAAGACCCGCTCGTTCGCATTGATGACTGCGGTTCGTGCGTATATGTTCGCGGAGGCTGGCGCGTCTGGCGTAATCCTGTGCGGCCGAGAGTTCATGAATAGCCTGGAAGATTCCTCTATGGAGGAAGTCAAACAGGCAATTCGCTCCGTCCCGTGGCTTGATGCCTACTTTGATATTGGCGAGAAGTACGTCCGGACCAAGAACCGCCGCGTTTCATACGTCTTCGCGGGCCTTCGTCACAACGTAGACAGCATTAAATCCAAGGCGCGCATCCTCATAGCTTGGGTAGATGAGGCCGAAAGCGTCAGCAAGATCGCCTGGCAGAAGCTGGCCCCCACCGTCCGCGAATCGGGCTCCGAAATCTGGATCACCTGGAACCCGGAGAAGGACGGCAGTCCCACGGATGAGCGGTTTCGTAAGAACCCGCCGACCGGCGCCAAGATTGTCGAGCTCAATTACACGGACAATCCGTGGTTCCCCGCTGAACTTGAGCAGGAACGGCTGGATGACCGGGACCGGCTGGATGACCAGACATATGCCTGGATTTGGGACGGCGCATATCGCGAGAACAGCGAAGCGCAGATCCTGGCCGGCAAGTACCGGGTAGCGGAATTCGAGTTCGATCGGTTCGACGGGCCGTATTTCGGCGTTGATTGGGGCTTCTCGCAGGACCCTACAGCCGGTGTGCGGTGCGGCATTCATGACCAAAGGCTTTATATCGAGTACGAGGCCGGCAAGGTTGGCCTGGAAAACGACGACATTGCCAAGTTCATGATCGAACGTCTGCCGGGCGTCGAGCGCCACACGGTGCGCGCCGACTCGGCCAGGCCGGAGACGATCAGCCACGTAAAGAGCAACGGTAACGGCACGCGCCTGGCGCTGCCCAGGATCGTCGGCGTTGAGAAGTGGAAGGGTAGCGTCGAGGACGGCATCAGCCACCTGCGCAGCTACAAGGAAATCATCATCCATCCTCGCTGCGTCAAGACGCTACACGAGGCCAGGACCTACAGCTACAAAGTGGACCGCCTGACTGGCGACGTTCTCACCGAGATCGTAGACAAAAACAATCACTACATAGACGCGACACGTTATGCGCTGGGGCCGCTGATCAAGCGCCGCGGCGCCGTCGGCATGCTTCTCCCAGGACGGTAAATGGCAATCTTCAAGGTCACGCAGCGCGATAGTGGCAAGTCCATGGTCGTGAGGGCGAAGTGCGTCTCGTGCGCGCGCACCGTGGCTGTCGAGCATGCCGGTGCCGAGGGTACCGCCGTCTGGCGTGACCCCGATCAATCGAGCGTTGAACTAGTGCGCCACGACGACAGGCCCGGCCTGATTCTCAAATCGGAATGAGCATGTCAGACACGAACAACAGCGACCAGCTTCAGTTGGCGGTCAATGCCGCACTGAGCCAGGCGCAGATCGCCCGCGCGCGCATGGGATTGCTGGGCGGGCAGGGGATCGACAACAAACGGCCCCAGGCCTGGTGTGAGTACGGCTTCCCCGAAGAGATCGGGTTTTCCGACTTTTACGCGCTCTATCGTCGCGGCGGTATTGCGCACGGCGCCATCGGAAAGATTACGTCCGCGTGCTGGAAGACGAATCCTTGGGTAATCGAGGGCGACGACCAGGACAACGCGACGGATGAGACCGCTTGGGAACGCGGCAACAAGAAGTTGTTCACCCCCAAGTTCTGGCGTGCTGTGGCGGAGGCGGACAAGCGCCGTCTGGTGGGTCGCTATTCGGGCTTGCTCCTGCAGGTGCGCGATAGCGGGCGCTGGGACGAGGCCATTAAGCGCAAAGGCTCTCAACTGGTCAAGATGATCCCGACCTGGGCAGGTAGCCTAAAGCCTGCCGGGTTCAATACGAACGCCCAGGACGAGGGATACGGCACTGTCACCAAGTGGCAGTACACCGAGTACGGAATGGAAGGGAATGCTGGCCGCAAGGTGGACATCCACCCCGACCGCGTTTTCATCCTGGGCGACGCCTCATGCGACGCCATCGGCTTCCTGGAGCCAGCCTACAACGCCTTCGTCAGCCTGGAAAAGGTGGAAGGTGGCTCGGGCGAATCGTTCCTGAAGAACGCTTCCCGGCAGCTGTCGGTGAACTACGACAAGGATGTGGACCTGGGCAGCATCGCGCAGGCCTATGGCGTTTCGCTAGACCAACTGCAGGCGCGCTTCAATGAGGCGGCCCGTGAGGTCAACCGCGGCAACGACGCTTTGCTGGTTACGCAGGGGGCCACGGTCAACCCGCTGGTTACCGCCGTTGCCGACCCTGGCCCGACGTACAACGTCAACCTGCAGACGGCCGGCGCCGCGCTGGATATCCCCAGCAAGATCCTGGTTGGTATGCAGACGGGCGAGCGCGCCAGCTCGGAAGACCAAAAGTACTTCAACGCCCGGTGCCAATCTCGGCGCGCCGACCTGGGGATGGAAATCCATGACCTGGTGGAGCACCTGACGCGCATCGGCGTGGTCAAACCCATATCCGAATACACGGTGATGTGGGACGACCTGACCGAAGCAACCCAGGCCGACAAGCTGGGCAACGCAAAGGTGATGAGCGAGATCAACCAGACCGCCCAGAGCTCCGGCGCAGAGGTGTTCACCTCGGACGAGATCCGCGAGGCTGCAGGATACGACGCCAGCGACGACGCGGAGCCATTGCCCGACGAAGACGAGGATGACGATGGCCCGATCACCGATCCTGCCGAGTAATCAGGCAGACCCGACAGGGGTAGATCGGCTGGAGCGGGGCGCCATGAAGGACTTTGACCGGCGCATGCGGCGGATTCGGAATGGCTACGTTGAGGCGCTCGGCCGCATACCTGCGGAGCCGGTCGTCAACAAGCGCTATACGTTTCGCCTTGATCAGGCGCTGTTGTCGTCGATCTTCGCGGACACAGACCGCCTGGCTGACGAAATTCTGCTGGAAGGCGGGGAGCGCAACCTTTGGCTGTTTGAGTCCTATGTGGGCGTTGCCTACCAACGCGGTACAGCTCAGGAATTCGCCAACCTCGGCCAGCAGTCGCCGGCCTACAAGGCGGGGCGTGACTCGCTCCAAGCGCTGCTGAGATCCGAGCCATACCAAGCGCGTTTGTCCCTGGTGCGAGCGCGCCAGTTTGAAGAAATGAAAGGTCTGTCCGGTCAGGTCAAGGCGGACATGTCTCGCATCCTGTCCGACGGTATCGGCCGGGGCTTGAACCCGCGCGACATCGCCAGGAATTTGACCGAGCAGACGGGCATAGAAGCCCGCCGGGGCCACCGCATCGCACGTACTGAAGTGCCGATGGCCCTACGCCGTGCGCGCTGGGACGAGCAAGACCAGGCCCAGGAAGACTACGGGACCCAGGCGAAGCTGATGCACATGTCCGCGCTCAGCCCAACCACGCGCCTGACTCATGCCCGCCGGCACGCGAAGCTATTCACCAGCGAAGAAACCCGCGAATGGTACGCACGCGACGCCAACGCCATCAACTGCAAGTGCAGCCAAGTATCGGTCCTGGTGGACGACAAGGGCGAGCCCCTTGTGCCTGCGATTGTCGAGCGGGCGCGCAAGAACTACCAGGTCATGAAAGCCAAGGGCAACGGCACTTGGACGGAGGAATGATGAATCTGAAACGAATCGTCCGGGCAATCGGCATGCGTGCGCGTGGCGCCGAGAAGGTTGCCGTTGTGCTGCAAGTGAACTCCGGCGTTGCCGGCCGTCGCATGCAGATCAACGTCACCACGCAGGTGAATGCGAAGGCAATCCGGCGGGAAATGCACAACGGTCGGCAGCACTGGGTAGTCCCAAGCTACACGCTGCCGGCCGACGTCGTGATGAACGGTGGACTGTACCCGGCCAGCGAGATTGACGCCCATTTCAAGGAGCTGGAAGGCACTCTCGCGCCTTTAGGCCACCCCCAAGTGGATGGCGCCTTCGTCTCTGCCTTCAGCCCCGAAGGTATCAATGTCGGCCACGTTGGCGCATGGAA